TAAAAAGAATTCTTCATATTTAATAGTAACCAGATCAATCAGGATAACTCTTGGCATTTCCCTTTCGGTGATCTGTCTACGGATAACAGGACCGGGATTTATAACTAAGGTTTGCTTGTGCTTGTAGATATAAGGCTTGTGCCAATGCCCACACACAATGAGCTTAAACATGCCCTCAAAGTCAGCAGCAGCTTGACAGAAATTAATATCATCAGCAATCCATGACTCTGTATTAACTAAACTGTCATTGACTATTGCTTTGTGGGATAACATAAAATTTGATTTAGCAAACTCAGCATCTAAATAGTTATGGGTAAAAGCTGTACCATAATCAATATAGGCCCATCTGTTTTGACTACCATAATATTTGTGAAATTCAGATATATGTCTGATCTTGCAGTTGTTAGATAAGACTACACCAATAGAGGTATTGTCAATTTTTTCCATGCTATGATATTGAAGGTCATGATTGCCGAATACAAAATAGAACTCTCTTTTTAATTGATTTATGATTCTGCCAAGTCTGGATAAAAGTTTATTGGAAACGGTAGGTGTATGAAAACTATCTCCTGTGCAGATTATAGGCACATCCATTTGATTTGCTATGTCTACTATTTCTTCCACCTTTTCAAATTGAAGATCGGTGACTACATCATCAATTCTATTGGGTGGATTCCTACCGGCAAGGTGAATATCCCCTACTATGAGTGCTTCTGACATGGTTTTCCTTTCTTTAATTGACTTCCACATAAGGGGCAAGTATCCAATTTTTCCAATGTAGTTGTTAGCTTTAATTTTAAACCATCAATCTCCATTTCATAGTGCATCCATTTTCTATTGAGAGTATCCAGATCATTCTTTTTGGCAAACAGTTCTTGTCTACCTAATCTGATTTCATTATGATCTGAAACCATTCGGAGAATATTATTTATTTCTTTAAAATAATTGGGGAGCTTGGTGTATTTTTTAATTTCTTTTTCAAGTTCAACTGACCGCATCCATTTGGATCTGATTTCATTTCTGTTTTTCAAAGCATCATCAACTTTAAAATCATCCCCACAAATTTTTTCAATTTCCTTTTTGTAAAAATCCAAGTTAGTGTATTTTTCAAGTTCATGTGCTGCTTCTTCTAAATCTGCACTATACATTTCAAGAGTAGCCATTTCACTTATATTTTCTTCTAATTCCTTTTCTAAAGAAAGTATGGCTTTGGCTTTCATCAGCAAATGAGGCACAGATTTGAGTTTTTCAATTTCTGCGCCTGTTTTCTCTTTTTGCTTGATAAGCGTTTTCAGCAATCTTCTTGATTCAGAGGATCTTTTCTTTATTTCAGTTAAAATCAATTCTTGGTCATTAAATCCAGTTGCCTTATTTAATATTTCTGCTGCTCTACCACCAGTTTCAAGAATAAGGAAATATGGGTCCAATTGGAACTGGAAATTAATATCCTTCATTGGAAACAATTCGGTTACTTGTTCTGGAACTAAAGAACCATAGGCTTTAAGAGGGGAACCATTTACCTTGTAGACCTTGCTTTCACGTTCAATTAGATTGCCCCTGTCATCCTCTAATATGACTTTAAGGGGCTTTTCTGTGAAATCACTTTGGTATATACCTTCCCCACCTTTAGGCTGATTCCTAAGTAGCAGTTCTAATGACCGTACAACTGCTGATTTCCCGGCATCAGATTCCCCGACCAATGCATTGACTCCTGGGGTAAATTCCAAGAGAAGTTCCTTATGGATTTGGAAGTTTTCTATTAAGAGATTAGTTATTCTCATATAGTGGTTTCCCTGAAGGTGTTTTAATTCTCATCCAATGAAACTTAGTTCCTACTGAAGTCTTCATAACATCATGCTTATAGATAAGGTTCTGAAGTACAGAGAATGACCTATAAACCTGATAATTGTTATTTTCAGTGAATACCAGTATATCCTCATTTAAATCAGGGGGCCATTCATCAATGGTACTCATCCATATGTAGTATGGAATGGATTTGGGTTTATGTGATTTACAGTATTTCTCTAAGGTAGCATTAAATTTCTCAATGTGGTCATTTGTATTTATATTTGGATTATGCTGCTGTGGACTCTCCGATACTGCTTTGAGTTTCAATCTTTTCATTCCCTGATCGCCTCTCTTTCTGTATTTTTAAATGTCGTTCATCTTGAGAAACCTGATTCCAGGCAATATTAAAAACATGGTCAAAATCAGGGTGATTATACATAATTGGTTCTCTTGCACCATCCCCATGAATACGAAAGATTTTGGTTAAGGCGTGTTTGCAATTGGTTTCCATGTAGCAATCAGGGAATATAGTGATTTCATAATTCCTGTTTTCACTGTTGATGTTAATTACTTCTTTAAAAATTGATTTCCAGGGAATGACACTAATTACCTTTTTCGTACCTTTGCCAATAATGAGCTTAACCACATTTTCACCAACCAGAGTATAAGCAAGTGAACGGGAGGCACTAAGACGTTTCGCATAAGCAATGTTCCCTCCTTCAATAGCCCTCATAATTTGATTTCTGGTTACATCTAATTCAGTACGTTCAAAGAATCTGCTGATTGCGTGTGGCGAAAAACTGGACATTACCTGGATCTCCTTTTCATTAGAGTTCTGGTTATTGGGCCTCTCAATAGGGTGTCTCTATATTTGAACCATTTGAAAAATTCAGACATATTACAAATTGTGAGGCTATGAACCCCATCAGGTGAGGGTGTTTTAATCTCAATAAAAAAATCACCAAAAGTATATCCACTGAATTTTTGGAAAGCATCAAATAAATCACTGTGCATGGCAATACATGCTTCTCTACGATTTCTTCTGAAAATAAGAATAGGTTCTCTTTGTGATTTAGACGCATCTGTAAGGCATTGGTCCCAAAATTTAAAGAATTGATTTAACCCTTGTCGTGAATCAATCATGTCATTAAAAGACCAATTAGTAACTGTGCTATTACCTGATTTCAATTTAGCCTTTCCTGTAGGATACCCACTCTTTAATTCTATGCTAATCAATTTAAAGAAATTTTGAACAGAATCAGTGTCATCAGCAGGGCATATATCCCCAAACATAGTATCTCTGGCTTTTTTCTTTTTACTTCTTTGTGTAGCTCTTGCTCCCGATGATTCTGTTCTTCTAACACATTCATCACTTTTCCCATTAGTCAACCAAAGGGATATTTTTTGAGCTATTTCATTTTCAAATGTTCCACCTTTAGCCATCTTCTTTTTCCCCCTGATCCCATGTTTGTGCTTTCACTTTCCCTATCTCATTTCTAATCAGAATTGTGTTATTAAAAAGATCCCATTCAGCTAAAGCATTTCGTGATATTGAAAATACCCAATCTTCAGCCTTGGCAACCGATTCAAATGTAAGTATGACTGTATCTGTGTGCATTGCCCAATAATAAGCACCCCAATTATCTCTTTTTAAAATCTGTAATTTAGGTATGCTCTCACACATTTTACTACAATTATATAGAACTACTACAACTTCATTTTTATAAAACAAACTCAGGAAAACTCGCATGATTTCATCGGAATTGATAAACTGCATATTTCCTGATTTACGCAGCAATCCTTTATTATTGGTGGTCTTGCTTAATATTTTAGAAAGTAAAGTAGACATAATTTAATCCTTAAATTGTTTTTTACTACATTCTGGACAAATCCAAATTGAAGTTTCCCCATCTGTTAAAAATTTTTTATACCTTGTCTTTCTCCATCCTGAATCAATAGCATGTTGTTGAGAATAAAACTCTGGTATTTTGGTATCATCATTTTTATATTCATCCATAGTATGAAATGGGCATTTGTGGAGAATAAATTTAGTGTCTATTCTTATGATCATATTACACAATTTGCTGACCCTCCCCCCATTTAGTAGGACGTTTCACTTTGCTTTCTTCCAGAAGATTTGTCCATGTCCTTTGCATCATATCTTTTAATTCTTGTAAAAGGGCAGCATCTTCAATTGCTGCTTGAATTAATTCTTCCTTGTAAATATTTTCTCCATTCCAATTGATATAAGCACCATTCATTTTGATGATTCCATATTCAAGTAGAAAGTCTATAGACGATCCAATATTATCAATACCATATCCACTAAGGATATTGAATTTGAGCTTATTGTAGCGTTCCCCGACCTTATTCTTGGTGATATTCAATTCTACCTCAATTCCCTGATTCATTTTGGTATCTTTGTGGGTGATTTTCTTAACCTCATTTAACCAGAAAATTTGGGAAGCATAGAAATCTAAAGCTTTTCCTCCTGCTCTGGTGTACTTATTTCCAAAGGTAACACCAAAATTGGTTCTTATTTGGGATATTATAAAAAGAATAATATTTGAATTGTGGATACCTTCAATACAATTGCGAAACATTTGGGACATGATTCTGGCTTTTCCACCACCATAGTCTTGTGATTCTACCCCTTTTTTCTCAATATGGGTTATTTCCCTTGCATCTTGAAGGGCATCTAATGAATCAGTTACATAAAGAATCACATCATGATCTTTACTTTCATTTTCAGAAATATAAATTAGGTTATTATACATATCTTCAATTGTTTTACTGGTTCTAAAAGGTCTTTCTCCTTTTGCTAACTTAAATCCAGGTATACGTTCCCTTAATCCAATAATATTATCTAATGGCATATTAAATGCTTTTCCAAGATCCAAATCAAAAGCATACTCAGGTTCATCATAATATATTTTAATTTTCTTTTTGTTCATTAAATGTTCAATATACCAAAGACTATTAACTAATTCACAAGCCATAAGGGTTTTGCCTACAGAAAAATCACCGACAGGATTAATAACTCTACCAATTGGATAGGCATGATTTATATTGCTGGTAAGTGCAAGGTTCAATGCCCATGATCCTGAATTAACAAATTGGAGATGTTCTTTTTCATCTGGTAGCAATGTGTTCTTTAATAGCTTTTCTCTGATTAGTTCCAGTTTGGATTTCTTTTCACGTTTAACATCAGATACAGATAGTTTAACTTTTTTCATGTTTTCTCCTTTATAGTTATGCGCGGGGATAAGCGTTGCCCACAGGGGAGCCATAGGGTATCGGGCATCCCCATTATTACTTATCCCCGCGCACTTTGATTAATCCAAACTGATCCCTAATTTCTTGCACTCAGTACCCATCATATCCTCAACAATAAGAGGAATTGCTTCTTCCTTGGTCATGTCATTAGCTGATTCTTTGTACTCCTTGCCATCCCCATTAAGCCAAGATTTCCATTTCAATACATTCATTGCTTCTAATTCAGTTTGAAGCTTTTCAAACTTGGCAACCATTTCACTCAAGATTTCATCCTTGGATTTAGCTCCGCTTGTAGATGCTCCACCTTTTTTCAATGCAGCTAATCTCTGTTGAGCAGGGGTCAATTCCCCACCACCCTCTGAACTACCACCCGATTCATCAGGTGCTTCGATCATTGATTCAGTAAGCATGGAATCTTTAACTTCATCATATTCAGGGAAATGCAGCAAGTAATCAATTGTTTTATTGCTTGTGAACCCATTTGCTTCTGCTTCCTCAATAAAGGCAGAAAGGGAAACAACCACATCATCAGGGACAGGGGAATCACGCTTATACAAATCAAACGCTTTGTATAAGGGGAAGTTTTTCTGGATCTCAACTTCAAACCCCACATGCCGACCTTCCCCACCAATTGAAAGATCTGAAATGTCCAGAGTTACATGGGTGATTTTATCTCTTACTCTGGAATGAATTTCATTGTGAACTTTCTTCTTAGCACAATTCCAGACAGACCATTGAGTATTAGGGGCTTCACCATTTGCCAATTCAGCAGTTCTATCCAAAAGCAAATAGAGTACACGATCTGAAGGATAAAGCTTTTTAATTTCATCTGTGACTTTGTTATTTTCACGGTAAAGTTTTTGCTGAGTCTCACACCGATAGCAACGATCTGTTTTAAATCGGTGCATACAAATAAAAGCATCCTGAGAAAAGCCTACTCCAAAGTGAACCTGGATTTCACGATGGTACATAGCAGTAGCTTCAAAACTCAAAGGTAGAATATCAAGGAAATAAGTCCCGGCCTTTACCCCAAATTCAGAAATATTGAATTTAGTAAGCAATTCCTTATTGAAAATGGATTTGCCCAATGACCCTGCTTTGGATCTCTTATCCTTTTCCTGGTAAGTCTGTTCCAGGGTTTCCGCTTTTCGCTTTTGGAAACGATTACGGATGTTGTCTGCTTGAGCAGGGGCAGTAGTTGTTTTGGTTTGAAGTCTGTTTTTGAATTTAGAAAAGTCTACCATGATTTTCCTCCTTAATTTTCTTCATTAGGGTCATTGGTTCTTAATTGCGGTCTTAGCCTTGGATTTCTTGGAACCTCCTTTATGATTGGGTTAGAGTAATAGTTATTTAACCATAAGCTTACTAATTCTTTTATCATTGAACCTTTTTGAGATAAAGCTTTAACGGCATAGTCATAATACAATTCCTGTTGAATTGCTGCAATATACTCTGTATGTACTTCAAGGTAATCAGGTTCTTCTAAAGCTAAAGCATAAACTACTTTATCAGAATCTTTCTTGATTCCATAGTCTTTAGGATTGTTCCTGATTATCTCTGCACATGCAGCTTGTGTATATTCCAATTTTCTTTTAAGGTCTTTTACTTTAGAACTCCAAATAGCAAGTTTCTTACCATAATGCCGATATAGCTCTGGTTGTTTGTTTGCTTCTTCTTCTAATTTATACCGATCAATTGTAAAGTCTGAATCTGCTTCTTTATGTTCAAACACATCTATTCCCCCTTTCTACCTGATTTAAACCATATAAACCCCATAATTAAAAAAAGAACAATTAAAATTAAAAGTTCTGAACCATCCAATACTATTTGTGGTGCTTCTAACCATTGATCAAATTTTTCCAACATAGTGTTTCTCCTAATCAATTATCAAATCACAAGGCATAAACCCCATTCCTGTAATACCCATTCCGAAATCATGTGGGGTCATTTTAGCTGTTATATAAAATCCTTCTTTTACCCTAATTCTAATTTGAATATATGTTGGAGTAATATTAGATGTTACCTTGGATATAGTAATTTCTGCTCCACTTGATTTCCAAGGCATGAGCATGTCTATATCTGCTTTTTTCTTTTTAGTAGGTGATTTTCCTTTTCGGTTCTTTAATTGGTTCATGATTTTCTTCCTTTCTTTTAGGGAGTCCAAAAGGTTCAAGAATTGGTATTTTATGATGAGGTCTTGCCAAATTTGAAAACAAATGATTTTCTAATTCCTTTTGCATATTTTCCGCTTGGTCTTTTGTTAATTTTTTAACTGTGCTTATAATATAATTATTTATATCATAATTAGGATTAACAGTACCATAAACCTTTGGAATAGGTGGGGGTGGTGGTGGTAGTATTATGGGTTTATTTGGTAATTGGTCAATAAAAGATGGTTCTTTTTCTTTTGGGTTGGTCCACCTATAAACTATATGGGTAGCTGCAATAGAAAAGATAAGTACACCAAGAAAAAAGAAAAATGTTTCCATGATTACCTCTTTTTGCGCTCAACAAAGTAAATTATAACTCCTGTAATAATAATTGCACAAAAAACTATTAAAAGTGGTTCTAATATTTTCATAATAATCCTTTTTTAAAAACTAATTTTGCGCTCGTAATTTTCTACCATTCCCCCAAGGGTGTTCTTGATTTTTGCCATTTCTTCAGCCAATGCTTCAGCCAATTCTTTGTCCTTGCTCAATTCCTTAGATTCAATTCCAACAGTCAATTCCTGGGCCTCTACAATAAGCTTTTCAAGATCACTATCATTGAATACGTTCTTGGATTTAAACAGGTCAAGGAACTCTGCAACCTTATCCAATTTGGTCTGGTTCATGCGCTTCTTCTCACCATCCAATTTTCCGGTAAGAGTATCATGCAGATCGGCTACAATGTCACTAAAAGCCTTTCTGAGTGCATGAATTCCAAGATTCTTGGTTTGCTCCATGATGTTATTAAACTGTTCCTGTTCCTGTTCTTTCAAGGAATCACTCAATTGGGAAGGAATTGCAAGGTCAAAGAAACGCCAATGAATAGAAAACAGTCCTTTAATATCAGAAGGGTAATCAGCCTTATTGAACATACCATCAGGCTCAAGGATCTCCCTTGCCTCTTTAATGTACTTCTGATATTTGGCAGCAAATTCATCAACTGCTGTCATAACTCTACTATTGATTTCAATTAGCCCCTCATTTAATTTTTCTGTGTTGTCCATAGCAATAAAATGAACCCCTTCAATTGGGAAAGGAGTGCTAAGAGAATAAACCAACTGTCTAGCAGCAGTAATGTGACTGTAAATGTCAGTAAGATGGGAACGATCAATAAGATTCTTAGTAGCTCTATAATAGTCCTCTTGCTTGGTCTTGCTGATTCTGGCAGCAACCTCTTTAGGCAATCGGACACTTGCTCTCCATGCATGGGTTTCAAAATTGACCAATGTTCCAAGGTCAAAAATGTTAATTTCTCCTTTGTTTGATCCATCCTTTTTTCCTTTCTTTTCGATTTTAATTGAACCATCGACATTTTTCTTCAGCTTGTACTTCATCATGGCTTGATTCTCCTTTCTTTTTGTTAGAAGGTAATTTTACGTTGAATTACAATAATCTCATCTGATTTTTTAAAGCTTACTCTTTTCTTAAACTTTAGATCTACTGTTTTAGCTGTAGTAATTATCTTTTTAGTCATGAACTCAAAATCTTCTGCTAATTCTTCGGTTGTTGGTCCTTCTAATTCTTCATTGGAATATGGTGATCCTATTAAATGATCATGTGAATACGGATCTGGAACCAAGTTAATATCTTCCCCAAGTGTACCATTAAATTTAAATTCAAAAACAGTATATCCTATAGAATTGTGTATAGCGGGAAGCATTAAATAACCAATTAGATTTAATTTGTATTCTGGTGTCACATGAACTATTAATTTTTCCCTTCCAAGATGAGTACCTATTTGTGAATTACTATTGAATTGCTTGAACCATTCTTGTTTTAAATTTATTTCTCCCTCTATAATATTGAAAGTAACTTCCCATTCTACTGGTCCCCAAGGTCTATGTTCTATAATACCATTACCAGTATCAATATCTATTGTCTTTTGGTGACTTCTTAATTTTAATGCATTAACAATAATTTTAGGACAATTTGATATTTCAATTTCACAATTCCCAACTGTGTATTCATCCATTGTGGACTCCTATCCACAAAAGGGTTTAAAGGCTCTACCTTCTCTGATTTTCTGTTCTGGTGTAATTGACCTCTCTTTTACAAAGAAAACTGTTTTAAGGGTTTCTGAAATTGTTTCCCCTAATGCTTCTTTAAGAAATTCAGTTTCAGTCTTACAGGCATCTCCTTTAAATCCGACAGTCTCAATTTCGACTTCTCCATCGTTATAAGCATCAATATACATTTGCCGTGTACCTTTTAATTCTGTCATGATTTTCTCCTTTCAATTTATTTTAAATTTTTATCATTTAAAATTTGATTTGCAAGTTTTTTTAATGCTTCAGCAACTTGTTCCACTTGTGCAGGGGGGTTAATTGTGATTGCGTGGTGTCTATCATTATCAAAATCAATTCTAATTTCATACCCCTTAAGTGCCACACCCATCCATATTTTTTCAATTCTTGTTTTCATAATTACTCCTTAGAAATTAACTACAAGTCTAATCTTATCTTCAAACTGCACTTCTTTAAAGGTCAACCCCTTTTTCCTGGCAGCAATTTTCCCTGCTTCAATTGTGTGAGCCTGTACCAGTTTAGGAGCAGTATCGCCACCCATTGCAAGTTTCAAACTGGAATCAAAAAAGTCCCAAAGCAGATCGTAGGTTTTGCCACCATTTAATTTGTTCTTTACTATTCCAATCTCATAATTACAATTAGGGACGCTGATTGCATGGTCACACTTACCAAGATCATTTTGAGTAAGTCCTTCAGGCATTGGGTAATCCCCGATATGTCTACCATACCATTTATAGGATTTCTGATTCTCTTTGAATTGCCACCCCATACGATCACAAGTGGCCCTGAGTGCTTTTAGATCTTTAATCTCTGCATGAATTTTAGCAACGTGGGATATAAGGCACCTCTCTTTTTTAAAGGTTTATCCAATTATGAATTTAACTACTGATTTAACCCCTGAACAAACTGCACTAATTATAAGAACTACCATTACACACCCAATTGCTTTATAGTCTGGAACTTCCATCAACCACACAAGGAATAGGTATACGATTACAAGTAATAGTCTCCAAATTTTCTCATTGCTCATGATTTCTCCTTTCTTAATTAAAGTTTACTGCACGATCTTTCTTCAAAACAGCCTTAACCGTCAACTTCTTGGTTTCATCATAGGTCTTATTTGCTCTGGTGTATTTGGTCCCTTCTAATCTAATTGCGTCAATATCAGTCCTGGCGTGTTTATAAAGGATGGGGATCTGGTTCATAGCAACATCAATATCATCATAGTGGGAATCAATTGCCAATTGCTCTATCTCTGCACCAGACCATCCTTCATTATAAAGCCTCAAACAGAATTCAGGAGTAGTGGGAATAGCTGATTTAAATTGTCGATTCTTAATTTCAATTATGATTTTGATTTCCTCTGGATTAGGAAGGTCTACAAAGAAAATACGATCCCAACGTCTTGCACGTTTGAATTCAGGGGGCAATGCTCCAATCTTATTACAGGTAGCAAGGATAATTGCTTCAGACGTTCTTTCCTGGGACCAAGTAAGGAAGTGACCAATCATGTCAGCAACCGCACCACCACCTGATTGCTTGCTTCCACCGAATTCAGTTTGTTCAAATGCTTTTGCTAATTCATCCATGATTACAATTGCATTTCCAACGGCATCAATTACCTTTGTTCCCATTCTCATGTTCTTACCAGTTTGGCCCATGTATTCACCTTTGACCGCACCCACATCAAATAGAATTCCAGGCCAATTCATAATGGAACAGAGGATTTTACCAGCAAGAGATTTGCCACAACCCTGAACCCCTACCAATAGAATTGATTTTACTTTAGGCTTAATGGATTTGGGATTGTCAAATGGTTCTTTTCTGGAATTAACAAAGCTTTTAAATACATCCATTCCCCCAAGATTCTCAGGGTCTTCAGGTTCAATGAAGTCCATGAAACCTGTGGATCTAAGCATATCCCGTTTGCGTTCAAGGATGGTCTTCTTATCGAATCTGTAATGGACTCTTGCGGAGTATGCCAGGACGTTTTCAACTTCTTCAACGGTCAATGCTTTGCAAGTGTCAATTGTGGATTTCGTTACAGAAAAATCAGCTTTTTCATAAGTGGCATCGTCAATTCGCTTGTCCTTATGAGCAGCTTCCAATCCAGCTTTGGAAATCTTAGAAATGTTATTGGCTATTTCGGTGATTTCTTCAACTCCCGGCAATCCGAATTCAAGGATAGGAACTAATTCCTTCATTAAGGTGGGAACCTTATTCCGATCTGTCCCAACAATTACCAGACAGACCTGATTAGATTTGTAGAGGGGATATTTATTGAGGAAGGTTTGAACGGTAACAACATCACTAAGGAAAACATCGTAATTTTCCAAGACAACAATTGTCTGATTCATAGCAGCAGCACGTTCAAGAATTTCAATTTGATTGCACTCAGTATTTGCAGAATCTTTAAATGGGTCTTTTACAATTCCCTGGATCATGTTCCAGACAACTTTGCCCAAATTGCTATTTACTCTGATTGTATTAACTGCACGTTTTACTTCATGGGTTTCAACAAAGATACAACCGTAGCCAGCCTGTGCATACTTAGTAACGTCCATGATTTACTCCTTTCGTTTGGTTGGGGTTAGTAGTTGGATGAACTTGGATCAATTTACATCTTTCCACAACAATTGTCAAGCATTTTTATAATCTTTAATTACCTTCATTGAATTCCAATTATGCCCCATTTCCCATTCAGTCGATAGCTTGATTTTATCTGTAAATGGTAAATGGGGTTTATTGCACATAAAGCTATCAACCATCTCCATATACTCTGCCGCTTCATAGGTGCAAATGTTACTTTCCATTGAATCATGAATCTGGCTGATTGGGTGGGATCTCATTGGGTTCTTTTCCAGGTATTCTTCTATTTGAATGATTGAATCCAGCAATAGAAGGAATGACGTTGATTGAATTCTAAAGTTAATAATTTCATTTCTTTTAAGGGGGTAATTACGTCTGAACCCAAATAGATTTTCAACAAATCCCTGTTCATAATACAATTTAATAATTGAATCATAAAATGCTCTTAATTGTTTGTATCTTTCAAAGAACTGATCTTGACTGTCTTTAATTAATTTTTCGCTGAATTCCACATAAAACAAATCCCAATCAACCGGCCTTGCCATTCCTTTATAAAATTTATCATAAACATATTTTCTAAAGAACTCATGTTTCCGCATATTCTCTGCAATGCTTGTATTGGAAGCCCCAAACATAGTTGCAAAGGTGAAATCGTTCTTGGTCATGAATCGTTCTTCTTTATGATCCTTTTTAATTTGATTGTAATCCAATCCCTGCAATCCAAACATGGGCCTTGACCAATGGGAGTGCATATCCATGTCGTTATTTAAATCTTCAATCAATTGTGAATCCTGGGACTCCATTGCAGCAGATTTAACTTCAGCACCTTCATAGTCAACCTCACCAAGCAAAAATCCTTTAATTGGTGGGGGAATATACATTCCCCTAATTGAAACCCAATCAACCCCAGGAATTATTTCCCCATGTTTGGGCTGATTCTGGAAATTAGGATCTGTGGAACTGGATCTATAAGTCTCAGCAATATTAAGCCACAAATCAGGGTGGACAATATAATTGCCTTTTTCAATAAATCTCCTGATTCCTTCCAAATAGGTGCTTCTGGCTTTTTCAAGCTTTCTATAAGATAAAAGTAATTTGCAGAATTCAACATTTTCATTTTCTGCATAATGGGTCAATACAGCTTCATCAGTTGAGAAGTTTCCAGTTTTTATATTTGCTTCTCTAACTGGTTTCAATTTAAGGAATTCAAATAAGAACTCCTGTAATTGAGGATTAGATTGGAGATTCACATATATCTGATCTGCAATTCCCATTATGCTTCTCCTATGACTCTCATGTTTCTTAGGTCAAATAGATTATCTTCTTCTTTTTCTTCAGGTGTATTCTTAGGAATTGATTTTACTAATGCCTCTAATTCTTCTAAAGATCCAGCATGGGCAATTAATTCATAAGGAAGAATATCACTTTTATCTAATGCTTTTATTTTTTCAATGTCACCTGATTTCATGGTATCTTCCATCAGGTTTTGTAATTCT